AGTGTTGCCTATGACAGGCGCACCTTCCGCCAATGTACCATTGCCAATGAAAAGTCTGCGCTCGTCAATACTCCAGCCCAATTCTGCACCAGCTAATTGTGGTAAATTTTCTTGTAAACCTTTTCGGTTTGTAATCTGTGATATTTGTACAATGGCCACGTTTCAGTCCTTGAGATATCACATATTTAGCAAGTAATACTGTTCAACCTTTTTCCACCACAAGTCCCTGTACTTCTCAAACTCCCGACCTTCCAGCACAAATTCCTGGTACTCGGGCTGTGTGACCATGTTCATTTGCTCGTCTAGTGCGGGCTTGACGCACATCAAAATTACGCCTTTTCGTATCTTTGTACCATGCAGTTCATTGTGTGCTTCTGCATAGGCGCACAACTGCACAAAGTAATCATCAATCCATTCTCGCTTTTTGGGCCGGTTGGTTTGCTTGTAGTCTAGGATGGATTCTTCGTTCATGTGTATACCTGCACCATCTGTAGTGCCTGCATATATTTTGGGAAAATACAAAGGAACTTCAATTCCCCAAAACTCTGACACATTTTTTAATCCATGCTCCACAACTTTATGCGCCATGGCATGACTGGCCCAACTGAATGGATTTGTTCCTCGCTCTTTTACAGCACCTTCTTTGACATACTGCTCAAGATACGTGTGCATGCGTGTGCCACGATTGGCGGCTTCTGTTGTGATTTGTTGAGCCTGTTCATGCCCCACTCGATTGCGCCAGTTTTGCAAGGCTTTTTTACTTTCCTCACTTTTGGTAGCATCAAGTATTGTGGTCACACTGGGCAGTTTGTTGCCGTCGGGTGTGGCATATAATCTGCGTCCGTTGACGTTTTCCCGAGGAATGGGCTGGTAGTTAAATTTTGGATTGTACAAGTTAAACTCTGAAACTTTCTCCGCAACCGCAGCGGTCACGTTCGTTGGGGTTGGTAAATTCAAATCCTTCGTTGAGGCCTTGGCGTACATAATCTACTTGTGTACCTTGAAGATATACATCATGTTTCTTATCTACCAGCACACAAAACTCATTGTGAGCATAATTTATTGTGGCCTCGTTGTGCTCATATTCTTTAACATATTCTAGTACATAAGCCAGGCCTGAGCAACCTGTGGTTTTTACTCCCAGTCGTATGCCAGCATAGCCTTTGAGTTCGACTAATTTTTGTATCTTTTTCTTTGCAGTGTCAGTTAACGAGATCATGCTTTTTGCGATAGTCCTCTACGGCTGCTCGTATAGCATCTTCAGCAAGAATAGAACAATGAATCTTGACTGGTGGCAGTGCGAGTTCTTGAGCAATCTCTGAATTTTTAAGAGCTGCTGCTTGGTCAAGCGTTCGTCCTTTAACCCACTCGGTAACAAGAGAGGATGAGGCAATGGCACTTCCGCATCCGTATGTTTTGAACTTGGCATCTGTTATAATTCCATCTTCAACTTTGATCTGTAATTTCATTACATCACCACAAGCGGGAGCACCAACCATGCCTGTGCCAATAGTGTCATCAATTTCAAACTTGCCCACGTTGCGTGGATTTTCATAGTGATCAATTACTTTTTGAGAATAGGCCATTTTGCACTCCTTGGTGTATTATAACATGTTACGTGTGTATTTACAAACTTTTTGATCAAACTGGCGTAAGTTTGTATTGTTTTCGAGCTTGTTTTTTACTCACAGCGGCAATGCGTTTTGATTCAAGATTGGCAGGGCAAAACTTGCATTGCTCTAATGCATGATCTATGTTGGCTAAGAACTTTTTACCTTCAGTTTCAAAGTTGTCAGCTGATAGTGGTCGATAAGAGTTTATTAACGTTCGGTCACTGTCAGAAATATCCAATTGGTGTTGTTGATCAAATTCGGGAAACAATGCAACTGGTCCACATTTGTACAATTTGCCGCGTATAAAATGATAATTTTTAAATGTGGCAAATCCGCATGCTGAATGTGCCAGTTGCGGATCACTGTTGTGTAAGGTAAGTGTACCGTGATCTGTAACTGTTATAGAACTTTGATAGAAATCGTATTGTATCCATAATGGAATTTTTGTCCCGTGTTGATCTATCCACAACATGTCTGCGTTGAATGTGTTCAAGGGATGGTTTCCAACAATCTGTGTCACTGTGCCTTTTAAAAACTGACGTACTTCTTGATCAAACTCGTCTAAGTTGTCAGCATTGTGCCAACTTATGCCCATCCAGTTGCCGTTGACCTGTAGTGCATCATACAGTCCTCGAACTTTGTTGATTCTAGTACCGTTGCTGAGTATCTGTACGTTTCTTTTGAACACTCGGTTAATACCATACACCCAGTCCAGGATATCAGGATTCAACAATGGCTCACCGCCCAAGATTACTATTTGATCAATGTCCACATGCTGTGCCCATTGTTCGTAAACTGACTCATAGTCGGACCAACGTTGCCAATTAGCAAAATCAAAATTATTGAATCGATTGCACCCATCACAATTTAAATTGCACACATTGGTGATGTAAAACTCAATCTTTTGAAAAAAGTGTTTGTTCATGTTTTGGAGAATTAAAATGGTCGTAGACTGTGACCATTGATATTTACGATTGCTGTTATTATTGGCGACGCTTCAAGGCTGCTTTGGCATTGGAATCTACCACTGCCCGGGCTTGATCCACACTCATGCCAGTTTGAGCTTCGGTGTCACCTTTGAATCGAACCACTCCTGTATTAGGATCAAGAGGTTCTAAAATATTGTTCAGTGGTTCTTGAGCAATTAATTCACCCAGGGTGTTTGGCGTGACATTGACTCCCAAACTGTGAGCCAGACTGATAAATGCTGATTGACTGATTTGTTTTGTGGCATTTTCATCATTGCTACGGCCAAGCAAAAACTGGCTTAATGCAGCCAGTTTCTGTGAATCAACTTCGGCTACTTCTCGTATCAACATTATCTACGACCACGGCCCAAGCTGGCAGCTGGTGCGGAAAGATTCGCGTCAACATCAAGATCCGGTTCTTCAAGATCCGGTTCTTCAAGATCTGCATCAGGCTCAACTGCATTTATATCTACATTCATGTCGTCTACCGCACCAGGCACTTGAGGAGCTTGTCCAGTTACCACACCCAATGCAGATTCTAGTTGTTGTCTAGCACCTTGTAAATTTTGCAACAGTCCACTCAATGAAGCGCTGGCATCACCATTGAACTGGGTAGCTTGGTCCACGCCAACTTCATTCTTGATTTGATCTACCAATGCCGGCAAATCTTTAAACTGCATGGCGCTGACTTGTTCGCTCATTTTTTGCACTTGATCAACCATGTCCTGAGCTGCCAGTATTACCTGAGCTTGTTGGATTTCGCTTTCGCTTAGGCGACGTCGTGATTCAGCCATGTGGCTGACATTGTTTAATTGTTTTTGTAATTCGGCAATCTCAGTATGCTTGAGTCTAATGGCATCTTGTATTTCGCGTTTTTGCTGTTGTTGTTGTGCCATTTGTAATGCATGTTGTCTTGGATCAACAGCTTCAGACACTCGTGCAGTCAATGCTTTTTCCAACATGATCAATTTTAGATAGTTAGGATTTTTTTCACTGCGATGAAACTCAACGGTGTTACGATGTTCGTTTACCAAACTGCGGACACGTTTCAACATGCCACGAGCCTGAGTTTGAGTAATTGAGTCAAATCTCAAACGATCGCCGAAATAACTTTCAAGTACCTTGGCGGTGTGTTTTAGTGTGTTGGCTGGCGCCAGTTCTTGCAGTTTCATTATTGAATCCTCTTTGTTGATAATATTTAGCCCAATTGACATATTTGGTTAACTCATTTTCCAGCTGTTTTTTCTGCATGATCTTGTTTTCGAGTTTGACCATTATGGTCTCACGCAGATCTACATTACGGCTACGATCTCCCACAGCAGCTCGCACAGTGATATCATTTGTTAACGCGGTCAATTTGTTGTCTAAAGTTAATAATTCTCGGGCAGTATTATAGGCTCGATATTTGTCAGCTATACACCAACTCAGTGCTGTTCTTGTGGTAGCAAATACTCCCACTTCTGTGCTGTAACAAAAAACTTTGAACCCGTGTGTTTCGGGCTGTATACAATAATGCCCAAATACATTGTACACTCCGTCATTGTTTTTCCAAATTGTATTGGGGCTGAGATTCTGAATTTCACGCTGGAACAAGCGTGTGACTTTTTCAGTGTCAATCATTTGATAATGTAATGGGTCACTAACCATCCAACTGTTGCTGTCAAAAATCCAATTATGCCAATTCCCCAGGCAATTATTTGATCATTGCGTTTGTTGGTTATAGTTTGCACCATATCATGCACTTCAGAAACCATGTGCTTGACTGCAGAAACATCTTTTTCCACTGTCTCTACC